CACTTGCTTATTATGATGTTGAAGCAAACAACCCAGAAGAAGCTAGAAACAAAGTTCCAAAATCTTTATCAATGCCAATCGAAGGCGGTATTGGTGCTTCAGTATTTTATGAAGAATTTGATTATAATAATGCAACAATATCTGAAAAGTAAAGAGGAACTATGAAACAATTAACTAAAGCAATAAAAGATAAATTAATTGCAAATCATAAAGCACAAGATGGTACTAAAGAGTTTAAAGCAGTTACAAAACTTTTTAATCCTAATGGTGCTGGTACATGGTATTTATCTGAACTTGATCCAGAAACTAATGTAGCTTTTGGATTATGTGAGATACATGAAAAAGAACTTGGATATGTAAGTCTTGACGAGTTATCAGAATACACAGGTCCTTTTGGTTTAGGTATTGAAAGAGATAAATACTTTTCAATTAACAAACATACATTAGAGGAGTGTAAATCGTTATGAGTATATTTGCAGATGAAGTAAGAATCGGTGAAATAAATCATGTTTGGAAAGATGGTAAGAAAACTAGTAAGACAGAACTAGAAAGTCATTTCGTATCTGACAAACCTATGTCATTAAAAAAAGTTGTAGATATGGCAGAAGTTTTTGAAGATAATCTTTCTGGTGGTTATAAATTAGTTATAACATTAGACTTTATAGAAACATGATAATCTACCCTATAATTAGAAAATATATAGCTCTAGCATTTGTGCTAGGGCTAGTTATAGGGTTAATAATCGGAGTGATATTATGAGTGATTGGAAAGATAAAAGAATCGAAGCGATCAATAGAGTATGTGAAAGAAAAAATCTAACTTGTTCGCCAGATAGTCCTTACTTTGATGAAGTGATAGATATTTATAATTCTGAAGCTACATCATTACAGGATTTTAAACTAGAAAGGAAAAAGAGGAATGAAAAAACTAATCTTCTTAATGCTATTATTAACAAGTTGCAGTTATAAACCTGTTATTGATACTGCTGGAAGAAGCGGTACTTTTGATCAAAGTAATTCAGATCAAATTACTAACGACTTACAGCATTGTAAAACTCTCGCTAAAGAAAATACAAATACTTCTGTAGAGGGTGCAAAATATTTTTGGAATTATTATGCTAGAGCTTATACTTTATGGATAAGTCCTAAAGCAGAATATAAATATCCAAAGATATATAGAAATTGTTTAAAAAATCGTGGACATTCAGTATTGAATTAAATGAAAAACTTAGACAAATTAAACTATGAAATAATTGGTATGATGGAAACTTTTAAGAAAAAACCAGATGCTAAATTATGTAATAGAATAACAGGACTTAAATTTAAATATTTAAGACTGTTTCAAGGAATAACTGCGGAAGCTGTTGTTCAAGATAATAAACCCTATTTTAATACTATTTACGATTTATATAAATTTGAAAAAGGTATTAAAACAGACGTATCTAAATTATTTGCATTGACAAAGTATTACGATGATACTGACGCAATGTTTTCAGTAATTACAGATATGAAACTTAACTAAAAAGGAAAATATGCAATACAATCTAAAAAATGGTATTATTTTATACTACGATGAACCAACTCATACTTATAAAGTTGGTAATAAGAAAGTACCATCTGTTACAGGAATAACATCTAAAGGATTAATTAAAGAGGGCTTAACTAATTGGAAAGTTTCTTTTCCTTTAGGTCAAGCTAAAAGAGAAATTAATCAGTTGTTAAAAGACGAAAAACCTTTGGATAAATTTTCTTTAGAGAAAATATTTGCTGATGCAGAGGGAGCAACTTTAAAGATAATGAAAGAAGCTGGACAAGTAGGAACAGTAGTTCATAGTCTAGTAGAGGATTATCTTAAAGGCGAAAAAATTCCAGATCAAGTCGATAAACGAGTTGTAAATTGTTGGAACTTGTTTTTAGCTTGGTGGGAACAGCAAGAGTACGACCCAATACATATAGAAAAAAAACTATATAGTAAAAAGCATAATTATGCTGGTACTCTTGACCTTATCGTTAAGGATAAGGAAAAAAATCTTGTTTTGATTGATATTAAAACAAGTAACCAAATATCATTTGACTATCTTTTACAGTTAAATGCGTATAGGTTTGCGTATGAGGAAGAAACAGGAGAGAAAATCTCTAAAGCATTGGTAGTAAGATTACCTAAAAGCGATAAGAGAATTGATGTCCAAAAAATTCCTCTAAATAAAAAACTTTTCAATGCTTTTCTTGGAGCTAAATACATTATGACTTCAATGAATAGTTATTGGGATTAACAAAGGAGAATCTGATGGCATATAATAGACCACAGTACAACAACAATGGCAACTACCAAAAGAAAAGCTACAACAATAATAATAGTAGCAATGGTGGTACTGCCGAAATGATATCGTCTAAAAAAGATGGTGTTATATTAAAAGTTATCTTAAACAATCAAAATTTAGTTTTGAAAGGTTTTTTTGATAACAGAACTAAAGGCTGGAAGCTGTTTCCCTATTACGATAAGACGAAACAAAATCCACAGTTCAATCAACCTAAACAAGCTCGTAATGAGATGGACGATCAGTTACCACAATCTGAACAAGAATGGTCACAAGGATCTGCGACTGATTTCAATCCAGAAGAATACGAAAATCAATTAGGTGAGTAATGGCTGATAAGTACATTGATTTAGCTCCTAAAGAGTTTGATGCAAGAATAATACTTGTTTATCTAAATGCTATGGACACTAAATTAGTGAAAGCAGAAATAGAATATGACAATGTTAAAAACCAAGTACAAGAATGTTTTGATTTTGTTGTTAGTGAAAAAATGCAGAACGATTCACTATCTGTTTCATTAGCAAAAGTAAAAGCAACAAATGATGATAGGTACATGAAAGTAAAAAAATTATTTTCAGATGCTAAAGCATTATATTTGTTTGCTAAAGTACAAGCTAAAAATGCTCACTCTTATTGCGATAATCTAAACCAACAATCTATCAATCAGTTAGCGATAGATAAACTTACACTAAAGCATTAATGTTTATATTGAGGGCGAGAAATCGCCCTTAATGTCTAGTAACTTCAAAATTAGAAATATCTGTGTTCTCGTCTATTCTCTCGAAAGAATAATTATAATCTACTAAAGTAACATCATCACGATTTTTTACTTGTTCAATCATATCACTTACTCTAGGAAAGCTAGGAGTAACATCTATGAATCTAAAAGCAACGTAGTGTCCATAAACGGAGCTTGAAGTTTCTATTTGCATTTCTAAATCTGTAATTACTGCATCGATCATAATGCAATATAACTTATTTAAAATTTAATTTATATTATTTTTTTTTTATGATGTCTGCACCTTTAAGACCATAAATGGCACTTACTACTCCTATGAATAATGCTTGATACCAAAAGGGCATGTTGTTGAATTGTTCAAAAAACTTTTCAACCTTTATCATGATTTCTGGATCATCACTAAAGATACTCCAAATTAATAACATCACAGGTGCCGAAACTAAAATTAATACGAACTCATCTTTCCAGCCCTGTTGATTATTTTGCATTACAGCTTTTTGATATTCTACTTCTCCATTAGCCATTTTTTCTGCGTGACGCATTTCTGCAACTGATTCGAATTCTTTTGCTCTTCTTCGATTTGAAGCAATAGACATTCCTGTTTTAATAATTGATGGCACTAATTTAGACGCAATATTTAACCACATAATTATTTCTCTTGTATTTTTTCTATCAACATATCTATAACATGTTTAGCTTTATTTAGGTCCTTAATCTGATCTTTTATGTTTTTATGTTTTAAATTATATCTAGAAATATATTTTACTACTTTGACCTGACAGGCATTAAGATTATTATCCATAGCATAGTCTAAAGGTTGGATTTTTAGCTTCTTATACCAATCTCCACCCACTTGCTCGGAAAAGGCTGATTCGTTACTCTGCGTGGCTCTATGGCTCTTTAAAAGGGTATTTTTTAGCTTATTAGAACTCATACAAGGGTTTTAATCCAATCTCCTTTAGAATTCAAGACCATTGGCATTAATCTTGGATAACCATCTAAAATTAATCCACAACCTAGAATAAACCTAGTTTTAAAATTACGTGCATAATTAAAAGCCATAGACTTTTGGTTAATTAAACAACCTACATTCATACCCCAGAAAATATTATCACTATTCGCCCAATACGAGATTGTGAATTTAGTATGATAATGCCCTTGTACAGTATTCATCGATTGTGCTTGACTTACTTTGATTACTTCTGCACTACGTCCATGCGTAAAAAAACATCTTTGACCATTTGATAAAGTTAAAGTTAGATCATCTACCCATTTCCATTTTTTTGTTTCTAAAAAATCTCCATAATCTTTTAGATAAGCTCTTGGTAATCCATGCTTTAAAGCTCTACGATAAATCAAACTTGAATGATTACTATCTACCTCTGTAACTTTTGGAAAAATTGATTCTAATTCTTTTACATATTCTTTTGCTTTTCGCAATTCATGACCAGCAGAATATAAATCTGCAGAACTGTCGTGGAAAGATAAAGCATGTTGATCCAAACTATCTCCGATATTGCAAACAAATTGAGGTTTATATTGTTTTTTTATTTCTTTAAGAAAAGCGAAACTATCCTTATGATGATAAGGCAAATGTAAATCAGAGATCACAAGTATTCGATTATAACCCATATTAAGGGTTGTACAACTATTTCGAGATAATGTAAAGGAGTTGACCTAATACTAACAAACCAACCGCACCTAACCCATACAAGATTCGGTCAATATCTTGTTTCATGTGCTTCAAATGATTATTGATTACAAGATTAAGTTTTTGATCTACCAATTTAATTTTGCCATCAATCTCAACAAATTTTTCTTTATTAGTTTTCATCTTCGTTTTTTCTTTCT